ATGGCGACGGTAATAAGATCAAAGGTAAATCGTTTGTTAAACGAGAACCGGTCACAGATGAGTTGTGGCAAAAGCATTTAGATGGTGCTGACAGTTTAGGTATTATACCAATCAATGATGATAACAAGTGTAAGTGGGGATGTATTGACATTGACTCTTATGCAGAGTTTGATCACAAAAAATTAATTAGTAAGATAAAACAATTTCAATTACCATTGGTTGTATGTAGATCAAAGTCTGGTGGTGCTCATGTATTTTTATTTACAGAAGATTATGTATCAGCAGGTTTGATGCAAGATAAATTAAATGAGATTAGATCTGTATTAGGTTATGGTGGATCAGAAGTATTTCCAAAACAAAGAGAATTAAAATCAAAAGATGATACAGGAAACTTTTTAAATTTACCATATTTTAATTGTGGTCAGACAACAAGATATGCCTTTATGGAGGATGGTGAAGCTGCTAGTATAGATGCTTTTTTTGAACTCTACGAAAGATATAAACAACAAGACATCAAAACAATAGAAGTTAAAAGACCAGAGACACCATACTCTGATGGACCACCATGCATAGAACTTATGGCAGAAAATAAAATTGGTGAAGGTGGTAGAAACAATGCACTATTTCATTATGGTGTGTATGCAAAATCTAAATGGCCAGACAATTGGAAATCAAAAGTAATAGTATTTAATGAAACTGCAATGGAACAACCATTATCGGATACAGAAGTAAATATAATTACAAAACAACACGATAAAAAAGAATGGGGTTATAAATGTAATGACCAACCAATGTGTAGTTTGTGTGATAAAAAATTATGTAAGAAGAGAAAATTTGGTATAGGTCAAGAACCAGTGTTTCCAAATCTAACAGATTTACAAGTAGTTAATTTAGAAGAACCATATTACTACTTAAATGTTGATGGTGATAGACTATATCTAGATTCAGCAAAACATTTAGCTAATCAAGTCTTATTTCAAGAAGAATGTATAAAACAATTATTAATAAATCCACCAACAGTGAAAGTTGGTGACTGGAAAAAAATTACTAGTGCATTATTAACTAATGCAGAAATCACAGAACCTGCAGAAGGTACAAGTACAAAAGATATATTAAATAATTATCTCGAAGATTATTGTGTAAATAGAATACAGAAAGATGACTACGAAGACTTACGTAATGGTGGTACTTACACTAAAGACGGCTTTCATCATTTTGTATTTGATAACTTCTTTAACAACTATCTATCAAGAAAACATTGGAGAGTTCCATACCAAAGAACATCACAGATGTTAAAAGATGATTTAAATTGTACAACTAAACGTGTAGGTAAAACAAAAATATCTGTGTTTGTTGTAGCTAGATTCGATAAAAAAACAGAAACATACAAACCAAAAACATTTAAAAAGGATAACTATTAATGATAAACGAACAATTAAATTTATTTAATGAAAAAGAAGACGTTGTTTTTGAACAAGATTTTGAACTTGGCGTAAAGGTGTGCACGCATTGTAAAAAAGAACTTCCTGTTAAAGCATTTCCACTTTGGTCTACAACTGCTTTTGGAGGCGAAATGAGAAGGTCTGCATGTAGAGAGTGCCAATCTAAACATGGAAAAATAATAGAAAAATTATATAGGACAGCGCCACCTAAACCAGAAAATTGTGAGTGCTGTGGAGTAAAAGTAAAAACAATTCCCAATAAGAAAAAATATAGTAATAGTGGGGTTTTACAATTAGACCATGAACATGAAAAAGAATTATTTAGAGGTTGGATTTGTTATGCGTGTAATCAAGGAATAGGTAAATTGGGGGATAATTTAGAAGGAGTTGTGAAAGCTGTTCTGTATTTATCAAAAAATAATTTAGATTTAATTTTAAAAACCATAGATAAAATAAAAAGATGAGAAGAATAATATATGGACCACCAGGTACGGGTAAGACGCATACTTTACTAGGACACATAGAAAAATTTTTAGCTAACACACCACCAGACAAGATTGGTTATTTTACATTTAGTAAGAATGCTGCACAAGAAGGTAAACAAAGAGCAGTAGATAAATTTAAATTATCTTACAATGATGTACCATACTTTCAAACACTGCATGCATTTTGTTTTAATCAACTTGGTATAAACAAAAACCAGGTAATGCAACCAAAGCACTACAAAGAATTATCAGAGAAGATGCAAATAGAATTAGAGGGTGCGAGACAAGATGAAGACTACGAAGGTATATTTTATTCTCCAGATCCATACATACAGTTAATAAACTTAGCACGATCAAAAGAATTAGATCCAATAAAATTTTATCATTTGAATAACAATTCAAAAATACAATTAAGCAAACTAGAAATTATAGTAGAAGAGTTAGAGAATTACAAAGAACAGAATGGTCTTATAGATTTTCCTGATATGTTAGAAAAATTTATAGCAAGTGGTGAAGCACCAAGTCTAAAAGTTATGTTTGTGGATGAAGCTCAAGATTTAAGTTTAGTACAATGGAGACTAGTTAAGAAGATAGAAGAAAAGGCACAAGACTCATATATATCAGGTGATGATGACCAGGCTATATACAGATGGAATGGTGCACATGTTAGCACATTTATAAATTTAGAAGGTGAAAGAACTGTATTAGATCAATCACAAAGGGTGCCACAAAAACCTTTTGCAATTGCAAACAAGATAATAAAAAAAGTACATAACAGAGTAGAAAAAGAATGGCTACCAAAAGAAGAAGAAGGATCTGTTAAATATTGTAGCAATTTACATGAAGTAGATTTCTCACGTGGTAGATGGTTAGTGTTAGCACAAGCTAACTATATGTTAGCAGGTATTGGAAACATATTAGATGAAAAACAATTATATTGGCAAAGAAGACATGCTGTACCAAGAGTAAAAAATATATATGAAATTATATTGAAATGGAATGATTTAAGAAAAGGTATACCACTTCATTACAATGATGTTAAGAAGATCGCTGCAAAGATGACCAAAAATAATTGGGATCCAAAATTATTTAAAACAATAATCAAAGATGGTTTCTATGACATAGATACTTTGAAAGAGAAGTATGGACTTAAAACAGAAGCTGAATGGGATGAAGCATTAAATGAAATAGGTGATGAAGATATTTATAAGATAAAAAAATTAATTAGATCAGGAGAGAACTTAGATAAGAATCCTAGAATCAGTATTTCTACAATACATGGCGTCAAAGGTAATGAACGAGAAAATGTAGTTGTAATAACAGACTTGGCTGGTGCAGCATTTATTGATTATGAAAAAGATCCAGATGATACGCACAGATTATTTTATGTTGCCTGCACAAGAACAGAAAAAAACTTATATATAATAGAACCACAAACTAAGAAGGCTTACAATCTATGACAAATAAAAAAGATTGGGATGAAGCATTCCCACAAGACAAGCAGATAGGCGGGAGTCACTACAAAGACTTTCACATTCAACCTTGGACATTCATAAGAAAAAATGAACTTAATCCATTTCAAGCAAATGTAATTAAATATGTATGTAGATATTTAAACAAAAATGGTGTAGAAGATATAAACAAGATCAAACACTATTGTGATTTAGAAATTGAACATATGAAAGATAAAAAAAAATAATGGAAGAGTATATAGACGTAGGTCTTATAACTGTAATTGTAATAGCAACATGTCTAATAAATTTATAATATGAAATTAGTATTTAAACCACAAACAGAATGGCTACCACCAGAATCTTTTCCAGACTTATCTAAGTATGATGAAATTGCAATTGACTTAGAAACTAAAGACCCAGATTTAAAATCAACAGGTTCAGGTTCAGTCATCGGCAATGGTGCAGTAGTTGGAATAGCTGTAGCTGTAGAGGGTTGGTCCGGATATTATCCTATCGCACACGAAGGTGGTGGTAACATGGATAAGAACATGGTTATAAAATGGTTTACCGATGTACTAAAAACACCTGCAATTAAGATATTTCACAATGCAATGTACGATGTGTGTTGGATTAGGTCTATGGGCCTTAAAATAGAAGGTAGAATAGTAGATACCATGATTGCTGGCTCTCTCGTGGACGAGAATCGCTTTCGATACGATTTAGGTAGTTTGGGTCGTGATTACGTTGGAATAGGCAAGAATGAGGCTGTATTAAAGGAAACTGCAGCTCATTGGGGCATCGATCACAAGGCAGAGATGTATAAACTACCTGCAATGTATGTTGGTGAGTATGCTGAACAAGATGCGGTTTTAACTTTAAAATTATGGCAAGAGATGAAGAAAAAAATTGAACATGAAGATGTACAATCTATCTTTGATCTTGAAACAGAATTATTTCCATGTCTAGTTGACATGAGATTCTTAGGTGTACGAGTAGATGTAGATGCAGCACACCAATTAAAAAAAGAATTAGTAACAGAAGAACAAAAATGTTTGTTAGAAGTTAAAAAACAAACCGGTGTTGATGTGCAAATCTGGGCAGCAAGATCTATAGCTCAAGTATTTGATAAATTAAAATTACCTTACGAACGAACTTTAAAAACTGAAGCACCGAGCTTTACTAAAAATTGGTTACAGAATCAAACACACCCTGTAGCAAAAGCAATTGCTAATGCAAGAGAGATTAATAAATCACATACAACTTTTATAGATACAATTTTAAAACATTCACACAAAGGTCGTATCCATGCAGAGATCAATCAAATTAGATCCGATCAAGGTGGTACAGTAACAGGACGTTTCAGTTACAACAATCCAAACTTACAGCAGATTCCAGCACGTAACAAGGAACTTGGACCACGGATCAGAAGTCTGTTTATACCTGAAGAAGGTTGTACATGGGGTTGCTTTGACTATTCACAACAAGAACCTAGATTGGTTACACACTACGCAAGTCTTGATGATCTTTATAAAGTAAATGAAGTTGTTGATGCATATAATGATGAACCAGATACAGACTTCCATAGAATTGTTGCTGACATGGCTAACATACCTAGATCACAGGCCAAGACAATTAACCTTGGTTTATTCTATGGTATGGGTAAAAATAAATTACAAGCAGAGTTAGGTGTATCTAAAGAGAACGCTGATGATCTATTTAGAACTTACCATGACAAAGTCCCTTTCGTTAAAATGTTAATGGAAAGTGTAATGCGTAGAGCCCAGGACAAAGGTCGAGTTAGAACTTTACTAGGACGTAGATGTAGATTTAATTTATGGGAACCCAACCAGTTCGGGATACATAAAGCATTGAATCATGTAGATGCGCTCGCGGAACACGGACCAGGGATCAAGAGAGCTTATACATATAAAGCTTTAAATAAACTTATACAAGGATCAGCAGCTGATATGACTAAAAAGGCTATGGTTGATCTATACAAAGAAGGTATCATACCGCATATACAAGTACATGATGAACTTGATATATCGGTTGATGGCAATGCAGATAAAATAAAAGAGATTATGGAAGCTGCAGTTGAATTAGAAGTACCAAACAAAGTGGACTATGAATCTGGACCAAATTGGGGTACAATTAAATGAGGATAAATTATGGCTTACTTAAATGCAAACATACCGGCAACCTATGCACAAATAAAAAGAGAATATTTATATGATTGTAAAAAACATCATGGAGAAGTTGAAGACTGCATTGTGTTTGGTCTTAGCGCTCTTACAGGTCGTAGTATACTATTTCATGCTATTATGGAAAACGGTGCAATATTTTATCGCCTACCAATTAGCGCGTTTATTCAACAGGGATTTGAACCATCCGACGTGCCCGCAAGACGACTTGATGAACTACAGCTCTGGAATTGTTTTTCTTATTATCCTTCTGTCCATCGTTGGGATATTTTAGACGGACAAGCCGGTAAGTATATCGGAAAAGACAAAAAATGGCACCCAGGAAAATATTTATTTACAGTTGACTTTGCACATCCAGAGTCTAATATACTCGACACTGATCATTCAGAGATTCCGCACGAACACAAGTGCGCTCACATAATTGCCCTCGATGACGGTAATTTTGCAGCACAACCTAACAACAGATGTATATGGGATATACCTTCTTTCACTGTGAAAGATAATATTCCTGACTGGAAAGTGCAGACCTCTGAGTGGAATGTTGAAGATAGCAGGGCTTGGCGTACAGAAGATACGGATAAGTTCTTCTATGAAATCGAGGAGAAAAAAAATGATTGATAAAATGAAAAGTAAAGCTATGCACTACTGGTCAGACCACAAGATTGAATGTCTTGTAGTTGCTGTACTTATTGTAGCTTACATAGTTAAGTAATTATTATGGAGATGGCCAGGATGAATTATTATGTAACAGGTTTACTGATTGTTATGTTAGTTGTTCTGGCTCTCTGTGGAGGTCCAAGTGTCCAATAAACCTTTAAACATCGGAGACGAGGCACGAGTACAAATGCCTATGAAAACGGTTGCTAGTCTGATCGTACTTGTCGCAATGGGTGTGTTCGCATATACAGAAGTGACGGCAAGGTTGACTAGTCTGGAGACATCAAGAGAATTGTTTAATGCAGATTTACTCAAAAAGTCTGAACAAAAGCCCACGGACCAAGAACAATTTATGTTAATAGAAGCATTGTATGGAGACGTTGAAAAATTAACTGTAACTCAAGAACAAAATATGACTAACAAAGTCAATATAGAATTTTTAAAAACACAACTAGAAA